AATTGACGTTGATCTGCTGGTCGTTGTCATTGACCCACTTCCACGTAAACTGGTCAAAGTCACCGTCCGCCTCGCTACTCGCAAACGTCCCCGTATTCGTGGGATACGGGAACCCGCCATAGCCCGTCATCGGCAAGGCAACAGCCGCCAAGATTGCCAATGCTTTTTTCACTATTCTGTCTCCTCGTTGTCTGTGACGCCAATGTTGTAAATGCGCCTGATAGTTTGCAGCCGCTGCTTGCGCTCACGCTTCCAGTACCGCAATTCTTCCTTGATCTTGGCAGGGTTGCCCTTGAAATCCCGCTTGGCCAGTGCTTCCTCTTTGGCTATCGCGCTGTTAAGCATACTGACGTAGAACTTGCCGCGTGCCTTTTTCTCTTTGCGGGTGTAGGCATAACCGAGCTTGACGGGGCTGGCCTCCATGGTGAATAAAACCTTTTCAAAGGTGTTCAGTGCCTCGCCGAGCTGCTTGCGCTGTTCTTTTTTGTGCACGGGCATGTTTTGGTCTTCCTTGCCCAACACGTTCAGGCCCTCACGGTACAGCCGGAATATGTTGCCCAGCGCGTACTTGGTACTGTCTGTGATCTGCTTGCCCCACCCGTCGCTCGGACGCCTAGGACGACCCTCTTGAAAGCTGGACTCGTTATCAATGACATCGAACGCAACGCGGTAAATCGGGTGTATTTCCCACTTGAACAGGGCAGCCAGAGCAGCACGCTTGTCGTCCAGCTTTTCGGGGCGCTGTTTGAGAAATCGGTCCATCCATTTGGTCGGCATGTTGACGATGTCGTTGATGCCAAGCACCACCTCGCGCTTTTTACCGCCCCACATGAACGTCTTCTTGTACTTCCAGTTCGGGTAGGTGATACCGAACCGCTTCTTAACGCCCTCGTATTTCTCTGCGCCGGTGTCCTCGGGCTCCCAGCCCAAGAACTTCATCCCCGCATTGACAATGGTGGGGATCGCCACGGTGCCGAGAAACGCTTTGCCGGCCGTTCGCGCCTTGTGCGCAGGCATGGGTTTGCCACGTAGGGCGTCCACGGCAATCTTGGCTGGTGCAATTAGGCTTTTGCCAACCTCGATAGGCATAAGGACACGGAAACTATGCACGAAAAACACCTTCCCTGCGTGGGCCTTGTACTTAGCCCCAAGCAATGAGTACCCGCCGTGGGCACGAGCCGCATAGTTCACTGCATCCTCACGCGACCAGCCCTGGCCCTCAAGGTTGATCGCCGATAGTGTGCGCTGGACCCTGTCGTAGTACCACGTCAGGTTGCTTATGGCTCGGTACGGGGTAAGCAAAGCGTCTAAAACGGCCTTCCCACCTTTGCTTTTCCATGCCTCCTTTGTGTAGATTTGCCCTGTGGCACGTTCCATCTTTTTGCGTAGCCATCCCACGTCCGAACGGGTTTGGCGAGCCATTACGGATGTCATTTCGTCTGCGGTGGCGCGCGTCGGCAAGCTCGGATTCTGGTGCAACCCCATGCGCTGGTAGTCTTTTTGCCGATCATCGCCGCGCAGGACAGACCGCCAAGCCTCAAAATACTGCGGGAGCGCCTTGTGGGGGCGATACTCGCCCATGCCCCGCATGTGCCGCTGTGCAAAGTTGTAGTTCCAAATAATTCCGGGCTTGAAAAACTGCGCTACCTTGCCGATGGAACGCACCTTGTCCATGACGGAAAACTGTGGCTTTCCAACCCCCGCCAGTTCCTCCAGCCCCAAGGCCATGAGCCTATGGACGCGCTTGCCTTTCAGTGCCTCTGTTTTGGCCGCGCCCTTCAACAGTTCAGACTGGACCCAATCTCCGCCCTGAGCCGCCACATCCTTGCCGCTTTTAATCAGCCCCTCGCTCTCGCCCCAATCCAGTAGCCCCTTGACGGCCAGCTTTTTGTGCGAGTCAGCCGCCATATCCATGGCCAGTTTGCCCACGTCCGCATCCTCTGGCTTAATGACGCCAGCGGCGATGTACTCCTTGAGCGTGCCACGCCCCTTGCGCTGCCTATGGAACGCATCTAACTTGGCGGCAATATCGCGCCTGCCCCGTTCACCGGATTCCATATAGATCCGCTGCATAACCCGGCGTGCGACAACGCTATGGGGCATGTAGCCCTTGAATTTCTCCAAGGCCTTGAGATCCTCCATGAGCGCCCTGCGGCCTTTTGCCGAGGTCGTTTCGTTGAGTTTTTCCCGGACGCGGTTGATGGCGCTTTGCGGGAACCCCTCGCCCAACACCCCGGCCTCCTGCTCGGCCTTTGTAACCTCTGACCGCAACTTCTCGACCGCCTCGTAAAGGGGCTTGTTCTTGTCCGACACCGTCGCGCCCTTGCGCTCCAACGCATCCACGACCTCAAGGCTGTCGTCGATAGTGCGCTCGCCAACACCACTGAGCAGCTTGTGCACGTCGTCCGTAGCACGCTCAACGGAACTTGCCATTTCATGGTATGTACGCGACAGTTTATTGTAGAGCGGCTTGTTCTCCACACGCTGACGCCCGAACGCCTTGAAATACCCGACAAAACTGCCAAACCCCTCTTTGAGCCGACTGGACGGCTTGTCGGCGGCAATGCGGCCTGCCTTGTTGCGAGCAGACAACTCGCTGATAGGTAGCATAACGGTCTTCTCAAGGCCGGTCTTTTTGTTGCGGAAATGCACCTCCGCCATTTTTCCCTCGGGATCAACGGAAACCACCCGACCTTGGTTCCCCCGATCCGCCGCTGTAACGCGCGATCCCACCTCAACGTCCTTGGCATTGGTGGGCAGTTTTATTTCTTCTTTTTGGAGCGGTTCTGCCTGTTTGGCTTGGAGTTCCTTGGCCAGATCCGCCATACTCGGGATCGCCCGCGTCCCTGTCCCCGGCGCGGGCGGCTTGGTGCCACGCGTTTTATGGAACATATCGGCCATTTCTTTTACGGTCTGCTTCCGCACCGCCTCAAACTTGACGGGATCTGCACGGTAACGGGAAAGGTCGTCTGCCGCGAACCCAGCGCTGATGGCAAGCTGCGGCAACTCGCTCAGTAAAAACTGCTTGCGCTCCTCTTTTGTTTTGAGTTCCCCGCGTGTAGCTGCGATTGCCACGTCGGTCGCAAGGTCAACGGCGATCTGACCGGCAAAGTTGGCTGCACCACCAGGGATGAGTTGTTCTGGTAGAAAAGCGACGCTGCTGGACAACATTCCCGTGGCGGTGTCCTTGATGGCCTCACCTATGGTGGTCTTGCCTTGGGCCAGCAATGCAAGCTGGTTCGTGCCGGCGTGGACTGCGGCGGTTGCTGCCCGCGTGCCAAGCTGCCCCATAAAACTCGTCGCTTTTGTGGCTGCGCCAATGCCGCGCCCTATGGCCATAGCAGGGATCATGCCTGCCGCTGCTCTCGTTGCTCCAGACAGCACCGACTCCGTCATGCTCTGCGGTTGCAATGCCTGTTCGGCGTCGGGGGCATACTTGTGCAAGGCCCAATCCGACAAACCAAGCGTAACACCGCCCAGGGCCTCTTTGGTGCCCAAGGCTGCCCCGCGAACCCGCTGCTCCTTGACGGCAGACTCACGCGCCTCCATGTCGGCGTCCCACTGCTTTTCGCGTATCTCCATGAGCTTGGCCCAAGCCTTTTCGTCGCCAGCCTCGCGCGCATTGCGGATGGCCTGCGTTATGTCTGGGCTCGGTGGCTTTGACTGCGGCGATGGCGTGGGGGCGGGGGCGGGGGCGTGGGCGGCAGCTTGTCCGTGAGTCTCAGCCCACAACCGCCTTAAATCCTCTTGTGGCCTAGGCCGGGGTTGCGGTGCGGGCTCCTGCGCATTGTGCGTTTGCAACCACAATTCGCGTAATGGGGTGCGGGCGGGTTGTACAGGGGCGGATGCAGGGACCTCCTCTGGACGGGTCTGCCGCCATAGTTCCCTTAGCTGGTCTAGGCTCCCATCGTTCGGGGGCATCTTACATACCTACCTTTTGGAGCAACCGGCCTCTCATTTCTTCCTCTATGGCCGATATTTGCTCCTCGCTCCATCCTTCTGCGCGGGCTCGCTCACGAAACGTCTGGTCGGCATCGCCGCTCTCAGCCGGGGCTGCGTCTGGGCCAGTCGTTTGTTCAGGTGCGGTTGGTTTTTTTGTATCACCAAACCCGCTTTCGGCCATGATCGCGGCAAGCCCCGTTTGCTGTTCGACCAGCCTAAGTTGCGCTTCCTGCCACCGCTCGTACTCAGCCTGGGCCTCCTCAATCTGTTCCGTCAGTGTCTTGGCGCGTCCTTCTTCCATGTTCGCAATCATCTTGTCGCGGGACTTTATCAGCGTGTCTATTTGCTTGGCCGCACGCTTCAATTGCGCGTCTCCCGCTGCAATGCGCTGTTTGGATATTTCAATCGCGCCCTTGGCCAGCACCGTGCCGCGCTTAATCTGCATGGCATTACCAGACTTAAGATCCTCCTCAATCTTGGTGTACTTGTGCTCTAGCTCCATGAATCGCTCCTTGGCCTTGTAGGAGGACTCCGCCATCTGTTTGCTGTTGGCAAATTTTAGACCTTGACGACGCGTGATTTCGCCTTGCTTGAGTTCTTCCTTGTCAATGTCCAGTTGGCCAGCCACCTCAGCCTTTTTGACCCGCTGCTCGCCCTTGGTTTCCTCAAGCTGTAGGCGTTCCAAGTGATCTCGCTTTTGCTGATAGTCCTGCGTGGCTTCTGCGTGCTGGCGGCGGTAGGTGCCGTATGCCGCCTCTCCTGCTTTTCTGTGCGGCCCGGATTGCAGCTTCCCACGCATCCAGCGCTCCATGAAAGCGTCCTTGCCCATTGGGGCCGCAGGGCGTTTTAACGTCGCAAGCTGCTGTGCGGTGGGGGCCGCTGGCGCGGGTTGCTGTGCTTCTACCGTGGCGGGTGAACTTACCCCACCGTAAGGGCCTGGCGTCTCGTACATCGACAAGTGCTGGCTAGGCATGGGGTGCGCAGGGGCTGGCTGCCCAGGAGCGAACGACGTGGTCATGCCAGGCACACGTTTGTACGCGCCATTTGGGGCCAATTCTTGGATGGGCACCCCCCGGTCAATCTCAACAACACCCGGCGACGTGCGCGGGTCGTAGTATTGCTTCAAGTAATCCATGATTGCCATTTTCTCGTCTCCTCGTTTACGGGGCGGCCCCTACGGTGTTTGTTCTGTAGTCGAAGTTCCAGTAGAGGAACACATGCCCGTAATAGTGGCTATAGCCTTTGTTTGTCGTCACCGTCTCCCCTACCTCTGTGGGTTCTTCCGGTTCATCTACCCAGCTTGGCAGAACAGTGTCTGCTACGGCGGTGTAGTAATCTGTTGTGCGGCTCGGCGTTTCGCGTGTCGCCATAATGTCGAACTGCTCCCAGTGTGCGTGTTTGTTAAAGTCCCCGTTTAGGTGAAGAACGTTCATTGTCTTGTTGGTGCAAAACTTCCACGCTTTCAACATGTGTTCTGGTGCCGTCGGGATATCTTTTACGCCCAGTTTGGCTCGCGACCTATACGCCGCAGCGTGCCACAAGCTGTTTGTTGTTGGTGCATTGGTCCCGTGATCCTGCACTTGCAGCACTCGTGTCCCCTCCGTGTAGACCTGGTTGCCGGGCGGCACCCAATTTGTGGCGTTTGCCCCGGCATCCGTCTTCGCGCTTCCCCATGAGTTGGTGCTTTCACCATTCCAACATGTCCCTGTTGTACATACCCATTCACTTACGTGGTATGTGACTTGCAGGAGATTCAGGATGTTATAGGCGTCGTTAAACCATTCCTTGACCTCTGTGCCAAATTCCCACACCGGACCCGAAGCCCATTGCGATCCGCTCCATGTGTTGGTCAGTCTGTCTGGGATGCGGGTGAAACCCTTGTAGGGGGCGGCGTTGGTGCGTCCTATCGTCTCCAGTAAATCGTTCAGTGTCCAATAATTGACATTCAAATCGTTCGTTGTCCCATCGCCCCCAAACGGCGCAAGATGGTTGAGGAAAACACGCTCGTCGCATAGCTGATCTATTTCCGTTACGATACCCTCCTGCCAAACCGAATTTGCGCATGCACACGCTTGAACCCCCGTATAGGCGTAGAGCGTCTTGAAATACCCATCACCTGGATCAACAGGAATAGAAAAATCCTCCCGGATCCAATCGGGCGGTGGGTTATCACATCCGTAACGCGGGTTTTCGTTTGTGTACAACACAGCAATACGCTCATTCAAGGCGTTCCATATAGCCTTGTAGTATTCTATGCCTATGTGCGCGAAGTTTGTCGGGGTGTCCGGTATCGGCCACGTCATGCCAGAACTTGACCAATCATCCGCGTATGCGCATAAAAGCACACCGACAATTAAGCCACAGCAAACGGCAAGAAAATGGGTTCTCTTTTCCATTGCACTATATCCACTATGCCCCCGGTCTGGTTAGATACGAGTTTGGCAATCGCTACCGGGATCGTCCCGTCCACGAACGCGGGTGGCCAATCGGACTCTACGGTCCTGGTCATAGCCATTGGATCTTCGGGGGCGGTGAAGTTGTAAAAGATAATGGCCCAATTCTCGCCGGACGTATTCCATGCCGTTGTCATGGCTCGTTCTGCAACCTGAACCCAGCCCGTTCCTCCGAAATATGCCCACCCGCCAGCACATGTAACCTTCCCATCCCCAGAATCGTCAACCGTAACTTCCCACATGCCCCCATACGCGCCGTAGGCGTCGTTGGAAATCACGGCTCCCTTGCCGTACCTTGATACCACTATCCCATTGTCGCCGTGCAGTTCCGTTATTGGAACGGCGTCCCCGGCGGCCACGTCTTCCAACGGCTTTGCGCCACTTTCTTCCTCCAGTTGCAACACGCGCGCCTGTAGGTCCCCGATGGTGTTCCTCAACCCAGCCGCCGTTACAACCGCAGGCTCATCGGGTGTTTCAGCGGCGGCCACGTCCTTGGCACTGCCCCCCTTAATGATATACTCAGGCAGATAGAGCACCGCAGCCCCCTCGGCCTGTATGGTTGGATCATTCTCTGGCATTATCTAAGTTTCTATCCTTTGCCGCCATCCCACGGATCGCTCGTATTCCACGAAGTCGGCGTGCCTGCCGTCCGCTTGACAGACAACCACTTCCCATTCCCTAGATACCGCACCTTGGACCCAGGATCATTGTTTCCTGCATGCGTACCGGCGGTGGTCGCACTGCTGGACACTTTTACCTCCTCGATAACGGGGATTGTCCGCCAATCATACTTATGCGGCACGGTCGCGTTATGCCGTTTTTGGACTATGTTGTCCGTATAAGTGGCGGTCTCAGACCCGCCAATCTCGTACTCAAATTGGCAATAGGTAGCCAATAGGCGGTGCGATCCATCCACGTTGGGGATGATCTGCGTTTTAGCCAAAGAATAACCGCTTACATCCGCGTCCGTGATATAGGTATGAGTCGCACCTCCCTCAAGGTCGGCTCTGAGCAACTTGGCGTTTGCCAAGCTGACTTTGGGGAACTCAAGGATTTTGCGGGCAACCGGTGCGCGAGTATCGGGCTCCGCCACGCGGATGTTGTACTTGTCTCTTGAATTCAACTCAACCCATGTATGGGCTTCCGTGAGCTTCCATATCGCGCAACTTCCGTCTGATTCTCGGGTGATGCGGACCTCGATTGTACCGCCGGTCAGGTCGATATCCTTGGCGATGGTATCCGCACTGTCTGGGTCAATGCCCCGATACTTGTAAACGCGTGTTTCTTTTTCACTGGTCGGATCGACGCCAAATGGGGTAAATAGCAGGTTGGCCCCTTCCACGAGTAAGGCCGTCGGTAGATCTTCTTCTGTAGTGCCGGTTATCCAGCCTTCCTTGAGTTCCTGATAGATCGTGACGCCGCCCGCGGGCTCGTCCTCGGTCCAGACCCGGCTGTTACGCCACTTCTCGTTATTGCCCCAATACTCTACGCCGTTGGCCTTGGGGTCCTCATAGGAGTCCACGGCCCATAGGGTTTCTACCAGTCCAGTATCGCCGCCCGCCTTTTTTTTGTCGATATGGGGCCACTTGCGGATAAGCGTGGGTTCTCCGATCTGCGGCGGACCGTCAAAGCGGACAAGGACCGCATCGGCTTCGGCCGTGGTTGTAAAGAGTTCGTTTGCTTTTGCCATGGCTTACTCCCCAAAGCCCCAGATGCTATCGGTGTTGCCGTAGCCCAAAATCGCGTTGATCCGCAGGTTGCTACTGAGCGCGGTTATCTTCATCGCCCAGCGCCGGGACGCAAGCGGGATTCTCACTGGGAACTCTTGCCGGGTATACCGCTCTCGCAGGTACGGCAAATCAATGGATTCCGCCTGAGACCAAGACTGCTCATGCTTGATCTGATACGTGAGCGTGCCCTTGCTGGTGTCGGTGTGCTCGATGAAAAAACCCAGCCTAGTAAAACAGAACGGCTCCAAGTTACGCGACACGAACGTACGGCTTGTCCACAGGAACCCGCTGGTCGTGTAGTCGTACAGGCCGGGACGTTCACTACTGAGATCTATTACCCACTTTTTGGTGCCGTCGTTACCAACTAACCTGAACCGCTTCTCGTCGATGATGTACCCGCTGTTGTTCGCAGACCCGTCAAGATGCGCGTCGGTAAAGTTCCCTAGGTTTTGGCGTATGGCCTGTGTGAGATTCCGCACATTCTGACCGTCGAACGCAAAAACACCATTACTGTGGGCCGCGTAGACCACACCACCGTGAACCGTAACGTCGGTCATGTTAGACGCACCGAACCCATGCACCACGTCCCCCACCACGAAGTTGCCCTGCATGCTAATCCCGTTCGGGATCACATACGAGTGGTTGGCCTTCATGGCGAGGATGTTGTTCCCGAACGGTATGATCCCCACCACATTCCCCGTATCTGCGTCACAGGCCAGCTTACCGAACCCCTGCAAGTACAGGTCGGTGAAGTGGTACGGCGCGAAGTAGTACACGTCTGGCGAGCCTGCGGTGATTGTTGCCCACGGCCTGCGGAATATCTCGCGCCACGTGCAGTTACCCACGGTAAGGTTGTGCGCGGTGTGATCCGTAGTTGGCGTATTGAGCGCCCATGTAGGCCGTGCCGTGCCGGTAGGGATTGACGCAGCGTACAGCGCGCCGGGTCGGTCGATACCAAGCCCGTATGCGTCGGGAGTCTGCCCATCTTCAAGCAGTTCCGGCGGCCCATTCTTGGCAAGAGTCGCCGGGAACCGCTCTGCCAGTGTGATCCAGACCGGTTTCTGTCCGCGTCTATCAGCCATGGTTAGTGCCTCGACGTGTGTGTACTACGTTGCAACCCTGCGCGGGCAGCGCGATACCGCATATTATCGTCATGGATAGCATCCCGCAACAGTTCCGCTTCGTCCGTAGTCTCCAGGATGATATCGTCAAAGGACGAGAAACCACGCTTTTTGAGCGCACGTGCGGTCCTTGACAGGATCAGTTCCTCGTACTCGTCTGGAACCAACAGCGTCTTGGCGTTGGCCGAAATCGCAGCGGGCAGGCGGTAGTAGGAGTATTTGATGGTATAGGCGTCGTCGGGAATGGGGCTGAAATACATGGTTTTGCCCACTACCCAGTACAGGCTGGGCTCCCCTTCTGTGCTGCCATCTTCGTATTCCCTATCCCACCATTCTTTCAGCGTTATGAAGGTCAACTGCGTGCCGTTTGTAGTGTCGCGCACGCACTTGTTGTTGATAAGAGTGCGGAATGTAGCGGGTAACGAAACAGAGCGCGTACCGTCTACGGTGCTTACGGTGGCATCCAATACCATCTGAAAGCCCCACATGCCGCCACGCTTGTTACAGAGCCAACTCTGCGCCTCGTTGATGCTGCGATAGAACGCACCAACGAAACGGGCGTTGTCCTGGCTCGTCGTAAAGTCCGAGACAAGCTGCACCAAAAGGTCGTCAGCGTCCATTGCGGACCCCCTTTCGGCGTTAGCGCCTGATATAGACTGTTACGCTTACGACGTTCGTGTTGCCCAAAACATTGCTGGACGTGCAGATCAGGCGCGCGTCGTAGATGTACTGTGGCTTATAGTCCCCTGTAAGCGCACCATCCGCTGCCGTGCAGGTCTGGATACTCGGGAAGAACCAGATGTCCCCACCGCAGCTATTCGTTGTCGCAATCGTCTGGGCTGGCGTACCGTCGGTCGTGATGGTCAGGTTGTTCGTACAGCCGGCCGTCTGGTCAACCTTGACCGCCTCGACATAGCCACGTACCAGCACGTTCGTCTGCGCCGCGTTCGCGTTGTTCGTGAGCGTCAGCAAAAACGGAATGGCCTGGATACCATCCTGCGCAACCAAGACCACCCCGCTCATCAGCAGGATACTCAAAATGCCTGCAAATCGCTTCATTGCTTTCAAGCCCTCCAAGCGTGATCCAGGGACGGGTTATGACACCGCCCCCAGATCACGATGTTCGTCGCCTCACTCCGATTCTGTTGTGTCGGCATCCAGCGTGTTCGTCACCGCCCCGTCAATAATCACAAACGACGTGCCCACCATCGTCAGGTAGATGTCCGACGCCAGGTATATTTTGTCCGCGCCGACGCTAGCCCCCTTGATGAAGCCTGCGCACGACATATCGCCGTCCGCCCACGTCCCATCTGTCTCCACGCTGTCCACGTCGCCCGTCACCGTCGCCCCGCCATCCATCGTCACAGCGCCAGTCACGTCCAGTGTTCCGCCAACCGTAGCGTCGCCAGTCACGTCCGCCGTACCTGTCGCAGTCAGGTTCGACACGGTCGTGTCACCAGTCACGTCCAGTGTTCCGCCAACCGTAGCGTCACCGGTCACGTCCGCCGTACCCGTAGCCGCAAGGTTCGAAACGGTAGTGTCACCGGTCACGTCCAGCGTACCACCAACCGTAGCGTCACCAGTCACGTCCGCCGTACCTGTCGCAGTCAGGTTCGACACGGTTGTGTCACCGGTCACGTCCAGTGTTCCGCCAACCGTAGCGTCACCAGTCACGTCTGCCGTACCCGTAGCCGCAAGGTTCGACACGGTCGTGTCACCAGTCACGTCCAGCGTTCCGCCAACCGTAGCGTCACCGGTCACGTCTGCCGTACCTGTCGCAGTCAGGTTCGAAACGGTTGTGTCACCGGTCACGTCCAGTGTCCCGCCAACCGTAGCGTCACCGGTCACGTCTGCCGTGCCTGTCGCTGCCAGGTTCGACACGGTCGAACTGACAGCAGGGAGTGTCGCCGTGCCCGTACACGTCAGATTCGAGACGGTCAGTGTGCCAGTAGACTCCTCGTAGTAGCAGTTGTCGTCCAGCACCCACTCCGCGTCCTGCTGCTCACCGATCACCGCACCGATAAAGGCGCAGGCAACAATCATGCTCACCAATACGGCCACGCGTGCGCGACCGACCTTCCCATCATTGTCCAGGTCAACGCCAAAGACGTTTTCCAAGACGCGCACAATTTTGCGCACGATGGTCCAAAGAGCGACGATGTCAACTTTCTCGTCGGGCTCTTTTTCGGATTTCTTTGCTTTTGCCATTTTCTTTTTCTCCTTGTGAAGGGGGCCGGGGATTACACCCGACCCCCTCGCACTGGGGGACACTTCTTATGCAACACCATCCGAACCGTAGATGCCCAAGTAGTCAAAGGCACCATGGGAGAGCCGTGCGCTAATAATCCAGCTACGACTCTCATTCGTCGCGGTATTGACCACACGCACTCTCGGCTTGCGCCGGAAGTAGAAGTCAATAGGCGACTTGCGTGCCAAGAGATACCACGCTGCTGAAGCGGTCAGATAATGACCGATCACATAGCGCAGACCCTTTTTTCGGACCGCATTGGTTTCGTTGGTGGACTTGTAGGCAACCTTGTCGCTTTCCAAGATCTCCACGGCTGTCCGCTCTTCATTCGGGTGAATAACCAGCTTTTCCATAATGACCATTGCCGGGTTGCCAGCGTGGTCCTTGAGGGTCGCCATAGAGTTCAGTCCTGCCCACACTGCATCAATGCCGAGCGTTACGTCCGTAGAGGGCGCATTGCTCTGCGTACCGCCACCAGAACCCGTCCACGCAGCGTGGTTGGTCTGGATCAGGTACTCATCGGTGCCGTTCGCCGGGATTGTGGCGACCGTGAACGCGGAGTTCAGGTCATACGCACCCTGCGTTTCGATCCTGTGCGCCATTGCTCGTCCGACCGCACCAGCCGTCTTATCAAGGACGGCATGACGCTGATCTTCAAGCAACTCCTCGGAGGCAGTGACCTTGAACCCATACTTCGTGTGGGTCCACGTCTTGCTCTGCCCCTCGACGAACTGCGCCTCGGGGATCTGTTCAAACTCACCGACCTCGCCCGGCATGGTGAGTTCAGTCGCGCCACTCGCACGTTCCTCAGAGTTTTCCGAAGACATGACGTTGCACCACTGTGGGTATTCTTTCGGCCAGGTTGACAGCTCTTGGTAAAAATACCGCGAGACCCTGGCATCGAGCAAATTGCTCATTTGTGAGCTGAGCATAGCCATTGTAGTTTCTCCTCTCTATGTCAGGTTGCGGTTTACGCGTCCTCAACGTCGGCCTGTACCCCGGTCAGGAACCGGAACACAACACGCGCATTGGTGTCGCCAATCGCCGACCCTGGGGCCGGGCGAATGACATGCACCAACTTGGTCGAGGTGTCGCTCTGGTCAACTGTCCACTCGCCGTTCGTCTGCTTGAGCAGGCTGTAGTCGGTGTCCAGATGAGCAGCCGTCAACTCTAGGTCTGACGTGCCGTTCATAAAGTTCCCGACAAACAGGTTGTAGTCGTTGGCCTCGTAGTATGGCTGCTTACTGCCAGCCGTCCCGGTGGCGTCTGCGGCAGCGATGCCCGTAATGAGCGTCGCGTCCGTTCCGCCTGCCCACTCCTCGCCTTCCTGGGAGCTGCCGTCGTAAACGAGCGGAGCACCTTCCACGTAGGTCTGGGAGGCTTCCTCACCCAGTCCGGTGTAGCGCACACCATCCACCCCATCCTGATTAAGGATGCGAATAGGCATCAGGTTAATAGTCGCCATTTTCCTCTCCTAGTCTGTTACTGGTTGCACGATATTCAATGGACCTTTTCCGTCTTGGGCCGCTGCGTTGATGGACCGTGCCGTTTGCTCAACAAACTCCTTCGCGGAAGGAATGGGCTTTTTCTGGCCCTCAAATTTGTTGGCGCGTAGCTGTCGCCGTTTCATGGCGATATCTCGCGGGCACTTCATAAGAATGCGATTGCCGTCAAGGATCTTGGGCTTTCCTTTGCCGGCCTTCTTCCCGAACACCCACTGCTCGTCACCAGTCGCGGGTTCGTATCCGTAGAAACGGGCTGTCCGCATGTCCTCATGGTCGTTACCGTCGTTGTCCTTCATCTGGAATCCGACGTAGTGGTAGTTCGGGTCTTTGCCGCTGACTTCAAACTTGCTACGGTCGTCGTCAATGGCAATATTCGCTCGGGGATCAACCGAGGTAGCTGATTCTCTGTTTCTTGCTTCACTCATTGTTTTTCTCTTGGGCCTCCATTTAGGCGTTCAGTCCAGCCAGGTCTTTCTCAACTTCCAGCGGCACCCCCGTATTCTCGGGGCTCACAAAACCCGCCCACTTTTCAATCTCCTTAGGATCGGTGAATCCAGCCTTTCGGGCTGCCTCCATGACCTTTGGGTCGCGGGCGATCTGTGCCGCCAAGGAATCGGCGGTTTGCGTCCTGGCTGTCGCCTTGCCGCCTACGTCCGCCATGTTCTCGGCCGCTGTGGTGCGCTGTTGGGCCTCTGTCGCCTGCGAAAGCAACGAGCGCAATACCTCGACACCCTGCTCCTCGCTCCCGCTTTTGATCGCATCCAGCGTATCGACCAGTTTTGCGGTTTCTGGATTACTCCGCAGGATTTGGCGACTCATGTTGGCCTGCATTTCGCTCAGTGCTTTGGCCATTTCAGCTTGGGCCTGCTGCTGCTGAAAAGCCAGTCTGCGCGCCGCTTCCGCCACTGCCTCGCCGGGGTCTTCCTCGGCCTTGGCCCTGAGATCCGCTTCCCACGATGCGAACGTTTGCTGTTGCTCTGCTGCCTTCTGGGCCTTGCGAAGTTCGGCAGCTTCCTGCGCTGATTGGGTCATGCGCTTTTCGGCCTCGCGCCGCTGTTCCTCTTTCAGCTTGGCTTCCGCCTCCAACTCCGCAACCTTGGCTTGCAGCTTTTCTACATCAGCCGCCTCCTGCTTGCCTCCCTCGTTCGGCTGTTCAGGGTCGTCGGTTTGGGCCTCGACTTGGGCATCTTCTTCTGATCGCATTTCTGCTCTCCTGTGTCGGTTGGGCCTACGTTTTGGGCCTTACGCTGCCGTCGGGGGAACTTGCGAACCCCCCTGGACATTGCCTAGGCCGCCACTGATTTGACGGCCAAAATCTTGGCCTGGGGTTGGGGACTCAATCGCTCCCGGCGGCCCAAACGAAACCGAGTTCGGTTGCTGAATCCCCGCTCCCAGGACGTTCTGTTTCTGCTCCTTTTGATCGGCCAAATGCCGTTTGAGCAGCGCGATATTCTGTTTAGATCCGTTGTTCTGCTCGGCCTCAAAGATGCCGCGTTCATGTACGATGATATGAACGTCGTCATCATCGCCAGCATCCACCTCGTCGTACCGGCCAGCCTGCAACATAATCTGGTTTTCAATTAGTGCGGCCTTGAAGGCCTGTAGTCGGCTCTCGGCGTTCACAAAACGGTTAGGGTCCAGTCGTCTACTTGCGTAGATTTCACGCAACAATTCGCCCCGGTTGGTAAGGGAATCTTGCCCCGTAATCTGATAAATTTGCAAAAGCTGCTGTGTTCGCTCGGCTTCGGTCGTGAAGTTCTTGACGCCCTCAGCCACGATATCGTACCGGCGCGAGAGGATATCTGATGCGTACTGACTGATATCCATTCCCGCGTTGCCCAGTAGCTCGACCAGTAGCTCGGGCTTCATGGCCGTTTGAACATAGGCCGCGAACTTCGACATGTACCCGACAATGATCGCGTCCTCGAAACGCGCAATCGCCTCGTAAATCGGCGTAGTCGCTGCCGCTTTGTTGCCCAGGTACGAGCTGGCACTTTCCCTGCCGCCTGCGGCAATGCCCATTACCGGGTTCGTGGCGTGCAGCGTTTCCTTGATCTGGTTCTGTAACCACTCCAGTTGCGTCAGGTTGGTTGCGGTCAAGTCCTTGATATCCAATTCCTTGACCAGATCGCTTGGGCTGCCGGTGCATGGGATAGATTCCTGTGCGTCAAAATCGTAGTCCTGCATTTCTGGGATGTTGAGTACGTCGAAAATCAGGGACCGCCGGTTGTTTTTCTCGCGGTTGTCGATAAGCTGGTTCTGCGTGATCTGGCATTGCTTGTAGTAGCTTTCCACGCGCTGGGAACGGGGCTGGTGGTAAAACCCGATATCATCCTCACTCTCATGCGCAGCGAGTAGCGGGACGCCAAGCGGGAACGCGTTCGGCTCGGCCAGCAGGATATGAGGATCGTTCGGATCGCCAAGGATTACGACCTTGTGCCGGTAGGTCGGAGCGTCCTGGTCCCAACGCCCGCCCTTGCGTTTTGGTCCATACTTGACCGGCAGATTAATCCAGATAGTCCATTTCGTGTAACGCGTAGTTGAGGCGTAGGTTGCGTCGCCGTCGATGCCAGCCTCCTCCTGCGCGCGGATACGGGCGTCGGCGTACTGGCTCTCCTTATCGACCAGATACCGGCTCATTTTGTCAAGGTTGCGTTCCTCGGCAGGCGGAAGCACAAAGTCGGGGTTCGTCATCAGTTCGGTCCATCCAACATCTTCCTTGAGGAAAATCGCAGCTTGCTCGTCAAGATCCTCGGTGTCGGTGTCCAGCCAAGCGTTCTTGAGGTTGATCGCCCGTAGGCCTGGGCCGAAGTATTCCCTGCATGGCTCAAATCCGTTGCCGGACCACGTAGACAGGTCGTAGTTCTTCTCAACCCACGGCACGCCCACGATACAGTTGCCGTCTTTCCAAAACTGATGGGCTGCCTTGGATATTGCGGTTTTGGTGCCGGGCTGCTTGAAAGCCATATGCAGGAGTTCCGTCATTGCTCTTGAGGCCAGTTCTCGTAATGGTTTTTCGCGATCATCGGGCGTGCCCGTGGCAACGAACCGGTAATCCTGCAAATGGTCGTAGAGCGCCTTGACCGTCATGGCCTTGAGTTGGTGGACCGCAACGGCAAAGGTGGAGATGGCGGTTTCGGCACGAGACTCGTACTTGGTAGCGAGCGGCTTACAGCGCATCATTTTGTCTGCGGTTTCCAAAATATCATTGAGTTCCTCGCGCGATTGGTCGATGTTGGACCAGCGCGACATGACTAACAGGCGGATCTGTTCTGCGAGATTCTTGTCCTTGGCTAAGTTGGGGAGGTTGCCGCGTTTCCTGCCTGCTTGGAGCTTGGTCACATCGAAGTCGTATACGCTGGCCATAATGTTTTTCCTTGCAAAACGAAAGGGGCACTACCGATCATCTCGGTAATGCCCCTGCTTTTTCGCTCGGGACTCTTAGGCTATGAGCCTATAATAATTCGTTCTCTCTCGCCACCCTCTATATCCACGCGTCCACCCAGTACGGTAACTTCTAGTTTCCCGTGCCCGTGTTTCAGAACGGGCAATAATCGTTCTTTCAGGCGCTCAAGGAGTTTAGTCACATCTTCTGTTCGTAATTGTTGCATTGCCTATTTTGTTTTGTCAAGTAAATTCCGCAGGCTTTGTCGCTTTTCTGTGAAGACCATGAGATTTGTGCCTCTGGTGACGTAGCCCGTGGTAGCATGTACCACTGTGACGCCCCAATCCACCCAGCATTCGTACCCGCAAGCCTGCGCTTTCAGGCAGAACATAAAGTCTTCCGTCTGCGTGAATTGCCGATACGTGACGAACGCGAACCACGGGAACGGGATTTTTCGAAGCACGTCGGTTTTGATAAGCCAGATCCCGCCGCCAAACCCAGACACAGCCTCCAGTCCCGTGTCTTTGGTCTTGGCAGTGCGGAACATATGCGTGTTTGGGTCGTACTTGTCGTAGACGTGCGGTCTATGCGGGTGGCACCGGGCACAGCCCCACGCGGCCACAATGTCCTTGTCGTCCGCATAGAGCCGCTTGAACGCGTCAGGCTCCCACCCAACGTCGTTGGACGTGAGGACCAGATAGTCTGCCTCTGTGCGCAGTGCCTCGTCAGCGAGCAGGTTACAGGCCGCAGGCGTCACATGTCCTACGGGCCATCGCATTTCAACGTGCCAATCCTCCGGCCATTGCGTCAGCGCCAGCGACTGCGCAAACCAGCGGTAGCAGAAATCATTCGCAAACGGCGTGCCGATCAGGACTTTTTTCATCGCTGGCGCTCCAATCAATCTTTGATACGCGTTCCGTCATGGCCTCGACCATGGCCTTCGTTACTTCCCCTTGCGCCTCCGCCATGTTCAGTTGTAGCGCCTCAATCAGGAATTTCTGCATATCGGCGATACTTGCAAAGGAGAGTTTCGGAATCATGGCGCTTACTTGGAACAGGCGCAAATAGACCCGTCCGTCCTTGTAGCTGTACCGCAGAGTGGATTGCACGGGCGGCAACGGCGGCGACAGGACAAACACGTTTTTTCTGTGATCCCAGTCGTAGACAATCAAATCGGTCACTGGTCGTACCTCCCAAGCACGTCGCCTTCCTCGATCAGCCGGATCAGCGGGTTCGTTGGCTCAATCGTGGTGCCGGGCAGGCCCATGGTGGATTCTGCCAGCCTGACCAGTACCCGGTCCCCGACCTTGATCTTCTTGTTTTCGACCTGTTCGCCGAGCGCCTTGATCTCGCCAATGGGCGATTCCTTGACGGTTTTCTGCGGCAACGCGATGTCCGGTGCGGTGGGCAGGGCCAAGCCTTGGTTTGGCAGAACGATTAGTTCCGAGCCCCTTGTCTCGAATTCGATGAGGATTTCGTTTCCGATTGGCTCAAATTGCGCCATTTTGCCCTCCTGTGTGCGTACTTTCGCCAATGCCTCGTTGATAAGGTGCCGGTCGTGGCCCTGTTCCTTGAGCCTGAACGCGAGGCTGGGCTCGTATACGATCTGGTCGCCCGCCACGATCTTGTCCGCTTCGTCGCTCGCGCGCACCACGGTCCCCAAAACCCGTTCTTTCTTGCTCTTGTCGGGCAGTAGAATCCCCCCAATCTCCTCGATCATGGGCTCTGGCTCGACCAGGACGTAACCGTTGACCGGCATAACCTTCTCGCGTCCATGTTTGCCGCGCAGGCAGGCCAAGATAGACCAGTCCAGCGTCATGGCTATAAGTCGGTCGCGGAACGGCAGGATTGTCTCTGCTGACCGATAGATAATCTTGGCCCCAGGTTTCAGGTGATTGCTCTTGACCTTTTCGCCCACGCGCTGAATATCGGCAATGATTTCATGCAGGCGGTAGACATCGGGAACCTCGATGACGCCATACTTCTCGCGGGCAGGTTCGCGTTTGATCGTCAGCCAATGTCCTATCGGTTGCAGGCCGTCGTGATCTACAAGTATCATTCGCTTCCCTCCGATTGCATCAGCCGTTTACGCAAAGTGTACAGGTCTTTGCAGAGTTGCACGCGCTCATTAATGAGCCCGTCCTGTAGTCCTTGCCCGTATGGGTTGTCTGTCGTACACGCCGTCAGCTTGACGGTTACTACCCGCCAGTTCGCCCAATCGATCAACGCCTGCCACGCTGCGCTACAGACCGCATCCGCCAATGCGGCCTGTATCTCCGAGTCTAACATTTTCTCTGGCGAAATAATATTTTTCCGCGACTCACGAAGCAGGTCTTGTGCCTTCATCGTCTCCCCTTTTTTATGACTTTCAACTTGTCTCTGCTCACAGCGATAGCCTTGGAGTAGCGCGCTGCCATGTATTCCAGGCAGTCGATAAGGTGGTCATCCTTGTCCTGCCGCGTTTCCTTGGGATTATGGCGATCCTCGCCGTGCATGCGCTGGTCTTGCAGGCAATGCTCAATTTCGTCTACCAAGTGTCGGCATTTTGTGCTGATATAAAGGCGCGGAGCGCCCGCCTTGCCGGTTACAAGATGCCGGCGGAACTGGTCTACGCGGAGCATTGAGCGCAGGCATTGCGCGCGCTGCTCGATCTTGTCCTCCACGCTTTTTTGAACAGGCAGCCCGCCAAGCTGGAAATACCTGGCGATGCTCAGACCGCCGCCCGACTCGCTAAAGCAATGCCAGTCCAATTCGGTTCGCTCGTATGCTTCTCCGCCAAGCCGTGCGCCTTTCAGATGCGGGCGCTGCTCCTTGAACTGCTGCATGACCCCGCTATGCGTGCCGATTTGTCCGACCAGCTTGCGGATATTGCCGCTCTGCTTGATGATCGCCTCTGCGTGGTCGTATGCCTGTTTTTTGCGCACGTAATACTCGTCATACACCACAAATTCGCCCATATTGCTGATCCAAACCCACAGACAGGCGGTAGGTGCTGACCAGCCATAGTCAAGGAACCGAGCGAAGCGACCGGGTAGTTTCTTGAGGTCGTCGTAGCGCCACGTAATCAGGTGGTAATTGCGCGAAAACTCAGGATAGAACACGGCAGCCGGTGCCTGCGATATGCCGTAGTAGCGGGCCTGCCCCTCGCGCATGGCGGCCTCGTCCCCGCGCTGTTTCGGCAGCAGCACCCATTTCTTGTACGCGGCCTTTTTTTGTTTTTCTGGGTACAGGTGCTCGGGTACGTCGTCTACCGTGATCCGGGTCCGCAGCACTTCTTTGCCCTGCGTGTTGGTGCCATCCCACATGGGGTCGAGCCAGCTTGCCGTCCCGGTATCTGCCCTACCCTCAACCTTGTGAGGCGTATACGACGACACCCATATGGTGCCAAGGTCGCTTACGTTGCGCCCACGTTCGTCCACCTCGTTGAAATGACTCAACGGGATCTGCTCGTCGGCCATGGCGTAGTGGGCGACCATGCCTGCGCCAGCGGACGCAGACTGCTCATAGGACATAAATACGAGCCGACTTTCGGACTCGCTCAGCGTGATCTCGGGGTGGCGCTCCCAGGCCGGAGTTTTGCTTCCGCCCCGGCGGTAATCGCCCAGTTCCCAGTCTGGCGTCCATTTCTGGACCTCGGGCCATAGCGTCCGGCGCAGCCATCCCTTATCGTAGCCGTACAGGATGAACACTTTCGGCCCTTCCCAATGCGGCCTTTTCACCCCGAATTTCTTGAAAATCGGCCAATCCGCGCCCGTTTTGATAGCACGAAGGATAAGTTTCACCAACGCAAGGCAGCTTTTGCCGGTGCGGTTCGGGGACTTGTTCATGTAAAAATTGAATTCGTCGTCGTTCAGCCAGTCCAGGGCCGAGACAAGGTGGCAGCCTGCGTCGGGCGCGAATCTGGCGTGCCCGTGCGGGATGAAGAACTGGATCGGGTTCTCCTCGTTCTTCTTGAACAGGGCAGCGATATCCTGTGCCAGCCCGGGGTCGTTATCCACCTCAGACCGATCAAACGTCTGTGGCGGCATGCTCCCCAGGCGCAGGACTATCTGCCCCGCCTGGTCCGGTGTCACTATCTGAGTCAATGTCCGTCACCTCACCCGTGATGTCTACAACGTTAGACAGTTGCTCGGTTGTATCCTTTGCGTCGGAAGTTGTGTCGCTATTCTGTTTGGGCAACGTTTTCTTTACCGTGCGCTTGCGGGTAACGCGTTCCAGGATTTCAAATACCTCCTCAGTCGCGTCCACCTCGCGCGTCGTGGTTCTGATGCGGTCCAGTACGTCAGCCAGCTTAGCCATGGAACTCGCCAGCGCCTCGGGCTTTGTGAGCGCAATCGCGTCAGATACGTTATGGGCCAGGAACGCGCGCAGGCTTTCGGACAGGCATTGCGTGGTCAACTCCTCCATAACCTGCCGTCGCATAAGCTGCACGTCGGGCACAACCTTGGATACCTGCCGGATGATCGCGTTAACGCTCGCCTTTTTGATGCCGTACATATCCGCCACGTCTTGGCGGCGGGCAATCAGCGTTTGCATAAATATGGCGAGTTGCTTCGGCTTGACGCCCGCTTTGACCAGCCGGTTCAGTAGGGACGGGGCGACCAAATGCTCTTTGGCCTGGTCCAGCGCCTCAAGGAAGCGGGCGGTTTCTCGGGGTTCCCCCTCGCCCCTGTACGGCGCAATAGCGAACTCTGATTCGCCGACCTTAGTCTTCTGTTGCTTCTCTTTTGAGTCGCTCACGCTTGTTTTTCTCCGCTTGATCGAGCGTCCCAATGAGTGACACAACCGGAGGTGGCGCCGAATAGGTGGTGGGCGGGCAAGCCTTCAATCAGAAGTTCGTAAAGCGCAATATCGAGGGCCATTTTCCGTTTGGGCTCCTGCTGTTTGGTCGCAGGGGTGGGAGTCGAACCCACTTAAGAAGGGCATGAGCCTTCCCTCTGAACCGTCCGAGTCCCCTGCATCCCGGTCTGTATTGGGCCTATTGACGTATTGTAATGCGTCAATGCGTAGGTATAGAGAATACCAGCGCGTGTTGTCAAGAAAAATCGACAAGGCTGTTCGTTTTTACCAGAGAAACTCGGCGGTGGCCAGATTGCTCACCCCCGTCACAAGGATAGAGGCAACCCACGACCTGCGGCTATGTACTGGCCGGGCGGGGCAGAAATGTTGGGGCGCGGAGTTACATGCCGTTACTCGCCCATCACCGCAGATCATACCCGAGTGTAACCTCACCGCCGCTTTTTCTCTTTTCAAACTCTTTCCGAAAACAACCCATGCACATCATGTCAAGCGGGTACTCTGCCTCTGCACCGCGATATACCCCAACCTCGCATGCCTTCTGCCCGCAGACCTCGCATAAACCTATCTCCCGGCACTCCGCTTTGGTCAGTCCGCTCATGTGTCGTTTCTGCCTAAGTCACTGTAGTGCGGATACAATGCCGCCGCAGGGGGCATGGCAACATCAGCCTTGCGACCGAGCACAAGGATGCACTCGTACTGCTGTATGTGGGAGATGTAGCCGTCGTCATGCACCACGATCCACGCATCACCCGTGGCGCACGGGACATGCCGCACTGTGCCCTCAAGCGTTTCTTCGCCAGCCCAGCACACGCGCACCCTGTCGCCTTCTCTTGCTCCGTCCGTTCTCATGCTTCCCTCCCGTCGGTTGCCAACAAAGCAGTGGACGCTATCGGCGAGGACGCCGAAGCGTCACTGCCAGCGTTAGGACTATCTCTTCTTTGGCGGCTGTCTGCGCGTACCACGGTTCCCCACTCCTCGGCCTGAACCATCCCGTTTGCGTGTGCCTCCGCAAGCACCCCTACCACCACGTCCTGCGTTGCCTCTGCGCGTTGCCATGTCGTCCTACCTTTCTGCCTTTCGGCGTTCACTTGATTCACATGGTTTCCTGCCTCAATGACTCCCAAGGATATACCGAACCGTGCTGGCATACCAGCGGCAGCCACGTTTCGTACATACTTCACCACTGTTCAGACCATCGGCTATCGCTTGCAAACTCCTCCCCTCTCCTCGCTCCCGCTTCATCCGCTCTATAACCTCCTGCTCTCGGGCTACCTTAACCAAATCTTCCCCCACCTGCTTGTACCCAAACGGTATAGGCCCATACACCTTCCCGTGCGCTTTCTTGTATTGCAGCGCCGCCGTAGTCCGTTCCCGGATGAAATTCCGCTCCAACTCCGCAAATGCCGCCGTCATCGTCAAAAACATGCGGCCCATGCTCGTCTTCGTGTTCACCGCCTGCCCACCAAAATCCACGAAATGCAACGCAATCCCCGCCTTGTCCCATTCGCTCGTCTGCCTCAACGCGTCCGCAGCGTCCCGAAACAGCCGATCCAACTTTAAGCACACCACGTGCCCAACACCCTCACCACCCAGTAACCGCAGCAATTCCTTCCCCCCGTCACGCTTCCCCAACTCCTTCCCACCACTCACCCCGTTGTCCTTCACCACACCCACAACCTCAAGCCCCTGCGACTCGCAATACGCACAAACCCGCTCCTCTTGCACGTCAAGACTCACCCCGCCCCGCGCCTGCTCTCGCGTACTCACCCGCACGTACCCTACCGCTTTATCACTCATTCGGCCCCTCCCCTTCGGTCTTCATGCTCAGAATCAATGACGCATCGTCTGTCCACACCCAACCCAATCCCCACGCCGGTAGCCCACTGTTACTGCTCTGCTACCCTGCCATTACGGTGACGCGCACCACGCTACTTTCTGCACGCCCCGCCAGAACGATCGGCTTGCTTCGTCCATCTCCATGTCTTCCGGAATCTCCACCCGCCCGTCCTTGTGAATCGTCACCCCGCCCACCGTCACCGATTCCGATATTCTCACGCTTTCCACCGCCGTCAGTATATCTGCCCGGACCCTTGTCATTCCCGTCCCCGCCACGGTCTCCGTCGTCGCCGCCTGCCCCCGGCCTTCCCGCCTCTCCGTCTCGCGCCGCAGCCCTTCCGCCCGCGCCGCTTCCTTCTTCTTGTTCTCCGCGGACACCAGCCCCAGCGTCAGCATCGCGCCCAGCATCAGTCCGAATAGCCCCACTATCACGCCATCCTTCACCATCGCCCCCCTTCCCCGTTCAGCATTTCCCATGCAAGCGCCGCCACTGCCGGAACCCGGCCGTGACAACATCAACCATTCCCGAATACGCTTCGGCCCATCCTTCATCTACATCCATCCTGTGGAAATACACCTTATCAGTCCACGAAAACGGTCTTCTCTGTCACCCACTCGTTGTCTTCCACCTTGATCGCTGCGTCTTTTGCTGGCACACCCATGAGTTTTAACGACTCCAGCTTCACGCCGCCCCACGTCTTGTCGTAGGCGTCCTTGCTACTCGTAATCACTTGTTTCCCGGTCCAACGCCACTCAACGGGATACCTACTGTCGTCCGGCCCGAACTCAATTGGGGCTCTCAAGGTCCGTAGCAGCGCCATGCGACCCACATGGTCGGGCATTTTATCCAGATCCGGTCGTTCTTTGCATAGCTCCTTCCACATCGAAGGATCTTCTTTCCGTAGATGCAGCAGGAACTTGGGCATTTCCTCTTTTTGGTAGCTCTTGATCTCCCCGCCAATCATGGCGTGCGGGCGAAAGACAATAATACTCTTAACCGTGGCCACGCTCCATGAAGACTTGGGCAAAAACGGGTTCTCTGACAAAAATGCGCCACCAGGAGCCAGCCACGGAAGCGTTTCATTCATGGCGGCATGGGGATACGGCAGATACACATAGTCACCCACGAAAGCCATCTTCTTGCCCGGATAGCCCAAGCTTGGCACACCCTCATATCGCTCTTTACGCTCCCGGACCCATGCCCCGCACTTCCCCGCTCGCTTTGTGAACCCTTCTTCAATGGACATTTTGCCGTATGGGCAGCGATGACGGCTCAATATCCCAACCCACGTACATTCACCCCTGTCCCTGATGGGGCACTTCGCCAAGCTGCAACGGATAACCGTGCATTGCGCCCTTTCGTTGGCTTTTGCCTTGAAAACCGACGGCACTCGCGGGTCGTAGATGTTGCAATGGACAACCTGATATTCGTCTGTTTTCTCTTTCATGTCTCCTCCCCATCCATCCTGTGGAATGTACACTCATTATACCAACAAGCAGCAACATACCTTATGTATACAACAACCACCCGCCTTGTCAAGCCCAAAGATAAAAAAATGCGCGGGCGAGGGGAGGTATAGGGTCATATAGAGGGGCGGGGCGGGCGGACCGGCATCCCCCCCCTACCCGTTACGCTTGCGCACACACTCGCTTTTCGCGCGCGTTGCGGCGGCCCACCCTGCGTGCGTGCGTACGTGCCGGCCGTGCTCGAATCGCCAGTGTCCCAGCACAATCGCCAGCGTCTACGTGGGGCTCAGGCCGGACAGTACCGTACGGCATAGCATATGGGTGGGGTACTGTATGGCCGTGCGTTCCCCGTAGCAACCCATCCTGGTCTCGACTCGCATGACGCGTGCATATCGGGCGCGGTCGCTGCGCCGAGGCGGCACCCATCATCCTCTCACTTAGTCCAGTGGACTAAGTCCATATGGTTAACTGGATTGATGGTTAACTGGATTGTTGGCTGCGCGATCGACATGCAGACTGAGGATGTGATTGGATCTGGGACTGGGAATGGGTACCTATCAATGTCTTATCTCTGTAATCTAATCTCATGAGCGCGTACGCGCGCGCGCGAGGGCGGCCGGTTATTTGGTGGTGTGGTTTCGCCCCGGAATCTTTTTTGCTTTTTTGCATTTTCCCTCTTGACAGCGTGCGGTTCGGACGTTATAGTATGCAGTGACAATGAGAGCACCGCACGACAACAACGATCAACACGCACCCCAAGGGCACGGAGTCTCGCCGATAGGTGTTTCTCATTGTCACGTGCCTGCGGGGTGCTCTTATTAGGAGAAGGGCAAATGACACAGCACGAAATTGACTACTTGGAAGCACGCGGATTTGACGAACATGGGCGCTGCGATAGTTGCGAGGCACTATCCATTAACGGGATACGCTGCCATGAGACCGGCTGCCCAAATGCGCGCCACGAATGCGCGGGGTGTAACGCTCTTATCCCCGTACGTGAGAAGTACTGCCCGGAATGCCGGTAAAACAGACTAACCAACACAACAGCAGCAGGAGAAACGTACAATGCAGACAGGATATTTCTCGAATTGCCTCACCATGGAAAGCGTCAAAGCCCGGTATCGGGACTTGGCAAAGCAGCATCATCCCGACTTGGGCGGCGATACGGCCGTCATGCAGGCCGTTAACGCGGCCTATCATGCGGCACTCGCAGCCAAGGACGGGCAAGTCACGCATGACGCGCAAGGTAAGGCTCATACTTACCACTACAATGCAGAGCGCGAAAGCGAAATTATGGCGCGGCTGTATGACATTCTGCGAGCCGTGCCGGCCGGGGTAAGTGTTTCCCTCATAGGCTATTGGCTATGGGTAACGGGCACGGAGAAAGGCGATAAGGCAACGCAAGCCAAGCTGAAAGCGCTTGGGTGTCGGTGGCACAGCAAGCGGGTGTGCTGGTACTGGCGGCCCGAGACCATGCGGCACTATGGCAAGCACAGTCACGGCAGTCTCGACTACTTGGCAATGCGGTATGGTTGCCGGGTGTATGAGGGGCGGGTGGCGGATGATACGGCCCTGGCGGTAGCCTAATCGCAGAGCATTGCCCGGTTGCGAGCCGGGCAATAATGCGGCAAGCCGGTTGCAAGCCCGGCGGAAGGGGGAAGCATGAAAGCGCGGCATCAACTCGCAACGCTGGCCTTTTTTGCAAAGAATCAGGGCTGGCACTCTATCGACGCGCATGATCAAAACACAAGGCGGGCGGTCGAGCAGCTTGTGCGGGCGGGCTACTTGCAGGGGAACGCCTACGGGCAATATCGGCACACGGGGAAAGTGTTTGCGTAAGCGAAGGGGGGAATGATGAAACGGCACGCAATCGCAGAGATGATTCGATCGGCGCTGTGGGCGATCCTTGCCGGCAACGTTGAGCGGGCACGGGTATGTCTGGATCTGGCGCGCATGGCGCTGTAAGGGGGAAAGGCAATGCACAAGAAACTGTACTACCACAAGACTGACCACGGGGCGGAATATCTCACGGACCGTTGGACACGCAATCCAGACGGGAGTAAAGAAGGCACGTTTCGGAATGCCCGGAT